TGCCTCCGGCGTTGCCGGTAGCCGTCGTCGTCGCCGCGCCGCCTGCGCCGATCGTGATCGTCGTCGAGGCCGCCATCGGCGCCGCGAACAGGGTGAAGGGAAAGCACGCCCCGCCGCCGCCGCCATTCGCCGGACCGCTGTTGTCAGCGCGCCTCTTTCCAGACCCGCCGCCGCCCCAGGCCAGCCCGCCGAAGGCGCGATAGCCCGGCGGCTTCACGAAGGAGCCTGACGCGGTGAAGATCTTGTAGAACGGGCTCAGCACTCGGCTGGTCAGAGTGGTTCCGTCGCAGGTGATCAGCCGGATTTCGCCGGGATACATCACGAAGCTGGCGAGGCCGTCGATCGTCTCCGCCGCGTTCGGGTCAAGCGTGACGTCGCCCGAGCCGGAATTGGCCAGAAACACGCTCCAGCCCGAGCCCAGCGTGGCGCAGGCGACGAAGGTCTGCGTGAAGCTGTTGGCGGTGATGTCGATGAACCGGCCTCGATCGCCCGCCGCCAGAGCCGTGTTCGCCGTGCGCGCCACCCGCGTCACTCGCGCGCCGGCCAGGGCGATGATCGCGCTCGCCACGTTCGACGGCGTCATCACCGCCAGCGTGTTGGTTCCGGCCTGGGATTCAGCCAGGGTCGCCGGGCGCAGCTCCAGCAGATCAACGCCGCCGGCGGCCACCGCGATGACGTTCAACAGTTTTCTGTACAGGCCCAAATTCGCCTGAGACGTGAAGCTGATCGACGGCGCGCCCACCGCGCCATCGCCCACAGCGGCGGCCGAGCCGGCCGGACCCGCCGGAGCGAAGCTCAGGATCGCGGTTTCATCCGCCGTGAACTCCCCGCCCAGACCGGCCACATAGGTCACCCCCATGGTGGCCCACCCGACGTTCGCAGTCACAGATCCTACCGAATAGACCCGCCACTTCGAGCCCGACGCGTTGCGGACATGCAGCTGACCCCTGTTGGTCCCGATGCTCGTCAACCAGCCGGCGATATCCCCGCCCGCTGCATTCAGATTGTCGATGTGAATCGCCGTCGCGCTGGCGGCCGCCGCATTGTTGAACCGCAGCAGCCCCGCGCCGGGATCAGTGGCGGCCGTGCCCGCGTCAAACAGGAAGCGGGTGCCCAGCCCCAGCACATTGCCCACCTGCGCCGCGATCTCCAGCAGCGCGTCGTTGAACATCGGCAGGAGGCGCTCCACATGGCCGCCCTCGTCAAGACCGGTCAGCGGATCTGCGTCGTCCGTGTAGGTTTTGCCGTTAACGATCAGCGCCGTCATCAAATCACCTCTTCGAAATCCAGGTAGACGCTCTCATGGCCGAGAGCGGCGGCCTTGCGCGGGTTGGTCAGGGCGTTGCGGGCCAGGAAGGCCCCTTCCAGCCAGGTCTTCGGGTCGCCCGGCGTCGGCAGCCACATGAACGGCCGCGCAGTGCTGCGTTCGGCCTGGAAGCGGCCGAAGCGCCGCGCCGATCGCTCCGGCATATAGGGAACCTGCCCATTGAAGCTGCGCGGCCCCGGCAGCTCCTCGATGCTCTGCCCGCCGCCATCGGCCTCGGTCCGGCGATTGCGGTCGCGCCGGCCGAAGCTGGCGCCATAATCCGGATTGGCCTCCAGCTCGATCGCGTCCGCCACGTCGAAATATCCCACCTGCACATAACCGGCAGGGTTCAGCGGGTCATAGATCTCGCAGGAAATCACCCGCGCATAGACGCTGCGATCCAGCAGCACGCAGCGCGACGGCCGGTTTATCGCCTTCTCCAGCGCGCCCGGCTTGCCGGACCACCAGCGCTTGTCGCGCCAGGCGATATCCTTCGTGCGGTCGATCCGCGTCCAGAACTCCACGCCGAAGCCGTCCCGCCCCGGCCCGGTGTCGAAGCGTTGATCGGCCATCGCCAGATCCGCATAGCCGCGCAGGCGAAAACAGGCCCCGTTCGTGGCGTTGAAATAGACGAAGCTCAGCAGCCGCACCGGCGAGATCTCAGGCAGGGTCACGCGGAACCGCGTCGTCGCCGGCGTCAATCCGGTCGAGCGCGCCACCTGGCGGACTGGCAGCCGGTTCAGATTGGTCACGGGATATGCCGCCTGCCAGGAGCCGCCCCAGGCATCCACCGTCGCAAGATCCGTGTAAACCGGCCAGCCGATGATTCCCCTGGTCATCTCAGCCCCACAGATCCAGTTCGATCAGGCTGCCCACCACCACGCGCATGCTGATCACCACGAAGTTCCTGCCCGCGTTCAGCCCGAACCGGTTGAAGCGCAGCTCCACTGTCGCGCCCAGATCCACCAGCTCCAGAAACGCGCTGTCGAACGGCGCGCCGGCCAGGAACCGCCCGCGCGCCACGGAATGCATCGCCAATTGCCGATCGGCCTCGGCCTGCGCCGCCGGCTCGGCGTCGATCAGGCTTTCGAACGCCCGCGTGCCGGCCGATTTGAACTGCAGCGATACCGAGGCGTTGGTGGCGGTCGCCCTGCGCGTCGCCTCCGCCAGGAAGGCGCGGCGATCGGCCGTCACGCCTCCGGCCAGATCGGTCGCAGCCGGCGTCCAGCAGCGTTGATAGCTCAGCGTCACCGTCTTCACCGGCACGCCCCGGCCCGGATCCTCCAGCGGCCGCCGCTGCGGGTTGATCAGATCGAACACGCCCAAGGGCGCGTCCTGCAGGCCGATCCGGCGCAGGCTCGCAACCGCAACGCCGGCCGGCGCTTCGAACCGGCGCATGCGCATGCGGCCCAGGCGATCGAACCCGAACCAGGCCCCGATCGAATTCGCCACCTGCTCCATCGCCGCCCGCGCGCTGATCTCCTGATCGACGAAGAGGCCGATGGTTGCGCTGTTGGCGGCGTCCAGCGCGGCCACGTCGGCGGCGTCAATCGAACCCGCGTCGATCCCCGCGCCGATCGCGATCGCCTTCAGGATCTGCGCCGTCGTGCGGTCGGCGGCGGCGTTTCCCACCGTCACGTCGCAGGTGATCTGGCCGCCCGGCAGCCCGCCCAGGCGGAAACACCCCCCCGCCTTCCATACCCGGAACTCGCTGAGCCCCGGCGCATTGGCCTCCATATCCGCCTGGCTGGCGTAATCCGCCGCGTTGCGGATCAGGGCCACGCCCCGGTCATAGACCATCGGCACGTCGAACACCGCGCCGTCATTCGCCTGATAGATCAGCCGGCCGGGGTTCGCCAGGGCCGGGCTGACCGAACGGCAGAACCCGAAGGCTTTCGGCTTCACCTTGCCCTTCAGGTCCGGCCCGCCCTCGATCCCGGCCGAGGCGCTGGTCCCCAAATAGCGGTTGGTCTGCAGCTTGGCCGTTTCCAGATCGGCCAGACGATCGCGCACGCGGAACAGCACTTCTTCATTGCTGAGATCCGGCTGCTCCATGGTGAACACGGCGATCGTCACGGCCGTGGCGTAATCCGCGTCTTCATGCTCCAGCAGTTTCAGGGTCAGCGCCCCGCCGGCCACGGCGAAGTTCACCAGATAGTCCAGGGCGCCGTCCGCGTTCACCGCCACGATGCCGCCCACCCCCACCTCCACCGCGCCGGAGGTGGTTCCCGCGCGGTAGCAGCTGCGCGTCCACTGCGCGCCGTCCTTCAGCAGCCCGATATAGAAGCCCGGCGCGCTGGGGTGGTTGTAGCCGGCCCCGCCGCTGAGGCGCAGCATCGTGACCGCGCCCAAGGCGTCCCGCAGTTCGATTTCGGCCAGGAGGATGGTCATCGGCTATGCCGCCCTCGCCAGGAAGTTGCCGGCGACGATTTCCTTCAGCGCATCGATCACCTGGCCCTGCTGTTCGTCGCTGATCCGGCCGCCGGCGATGATCACGTCGATCAGGCGGCGGATGTCGCCGCGCAGGCCGTTCACGGCCTCGATCAGCGCGGGGTCGCCGTTGCTGGTCAGGGCGGAGCGGATCTGATTGGCGGTCCACAGCCGCGACGGCCCGGTCGCCTCCAGCTCGGCTTCGCGTTCGCCGACGATGCGGACCCCCCCGCCATGCAGCCCCCCGGCCGCGAAGCCGGGCGCCATGTCCGCGCGCAGCCCCCGGAAGATGTTGGCGTAGCGCGCCTCGATCTCCCGGATCGCGTCGCCTCCGGCGAAGGCGCCCAGCCTGCCCAGATCCTCCCGCACGGTCAGGAACAAGTCGCGGTATCCCGCGCCCGAGGCGTAGAACTCGCGCGCCTGCTCCAGCAGCACGCGGGAGGCGTCCTGCACGCCGGCGGCGGCGGTGGAGTCCCCGCCCATCGCCCGCCCCAGAAGCCCGGTATACTGCTGGCGCGCGGCCGCCAGCTGCTCTTCCGGCGACAGGGGAGACAGGGCGGAGGTCAGCAGCTCGTCCCGGAACTCCAGAATGCTCGTGGCGACCCGGCGCCACGCCTCGATCGCGCTGTTCATGCCGGCCTGCAGGGCCTCCGCCACGCTCGACCAGGCGTCCAGCCGCGATTGCCGCTCCCGCGCCTGCGCCTGCTCGATCGCCGCGCGCTGCTGCGAGACCGTCCCCAGCCGCTCCGCCGCCAGGGTCTTCTCCACTTGCAGCACGGCCTCGGCTCCAAGGGCGGCGGCCTGTTTGCGCAGATCGGCCTCCTGGCGGGCGCGCGCCATCTCATCCGCCCGCGCATTGTCGTTGACCGCGCGGTAATAGCGTTGCTCCAACTCCTCATTGAAACCCTTGACCATGAACTGCCGCTGCCGCTCATAGCTCTCTTTGATCTTGTCCTGGCTCTGCCCCAGAATGCCCGCCGCCTCGGTCGCCTGATCGAAGGCCGCCTTCAGATTGTTCATGGCGATCTCGGTCTGGCTCAGCGGCTCGCGCCAATTGGCGAAACCGTCGCTGACCGCGCGGAGCTGCGCCACATAGCCCACCAGCGCCTCCAGATCGGCGGCTGACCCGATCGCCCGGAACTTCTCGGTCAGGGCCTGGCTCACGCCCTCCAGCTTGGCGTTCTTCACCGCCTCGGCCAGCGCTGCGGCCATGGCCTGTTCGGCGGTGTCCCAGCGGCCTTTGCCGTTGCTGGTGTCGCCGCCGGTGAACTTCTTGGCCCCGGCGTCCCAGCCCAGATTGGTCCCGGAAGCAGCGGCGATCGTGCCCTGGAAGGTCAGGCCCATGCGCTCGAACAGCTTCACGGCCGCAGCGCCCACCTGATCGGCGGAGGCCTGGTTGACGCTGGGGTCATAGCCATTGTCGGCCGAGGTCACGCCCAGCCGCGCCCGGCCGGAGGCGTCCAACCCGAAATCAGCCCCGCCCCCAGGACCCACCGTCGGCTTCTTGCCGCCAAGCAAGGACCCGCCGAGGAAACCACCAAGCGCCGCGCCGATCCCCATCCCGACCGGGCCGCCCGCCAGAAAGCCGAGGCCAGCCCCGCTTAGCGTGCCGACGCCGCCGCCGACATTGCCCTGCGCAAATTGCGTCAGCGCGCCGATGCCGACCCCGGCGAAGGGCAGATAGCTGGACAGGCCAGCGGTGGCGGACGTCGCGCCGACTGCGTTGCCCGGAACGCTGCCGAGAACAGCCGGCCCCGCCACCAGATCCCCGGCCGCGTTGACCAGAGTTCCAGGATTGGCGGCCGTCCCAATGCCCAGGCTATAGCCGAACCGATCGATCGAAGACGCCGACAGGAACCCGCCGCCCCCAAAGCTGGGCATCTGGAAGCCTCCAGCGGATCCGGTCGCCGCGCCGCCGGCCGGGGAGGCGACGCCGAACGCGCCGGGCATTCCACCCACCACCTGCATGGCGATCGGCATGATGAAGCGCTGCTCCAGGAAGGTGGTCGCCAGCCGGGCGACGAAGCGCTTGCCCGCCTGCAGCGCGCCGTCGAACATGTTCTTGAACGTGCTGCGCCCGCCCTCGGCCGCGTTAACCAAGCCATCGGTCAGGAACTGGCTAACGTCTTTTGACACGCCCGCCGCCGTCTGGCGCAGATCGCTCCAGAACCGCGCCTGTTCGTCGGACGCGGTCTTCAGGTCCCAGCGCTGCATCAGCTCGCCCACGCGCTGCGTGTCGCCCTTGGCCGCCTCCATCAGCCGATTGAACTCGCGCTGCCGCTCGATCGCGATCTCGGCCGCCCGGCGATCGGTCGGATCGATGATCTGCGAGGCCGCCGCGCCGGCCTGGGCCGCCGCTACTTCCTGATCAGCCCGCCGCAGGTCGATCGCGTGCTGGGTCGCCCGGTTGGATTTCTCGATCGCCGCGATCTGCTCTTCGCGCTCGCCTTTCAGTCTCTTGAAGCCCTCGGCCAATTCGAAAAGCTTCGCAGCCTCCGCCGCCTGGATCAGCACCGATTCCCGCTGCGTCGCGGTCTGCTGGCGGATCGCCAGCTCGGTTTCGGCATAGGCGCCGGCCCCGCGCTTCTGGGCTTCGGCCAGCCGCTCCGCGTTGATCGCTTCGTTGCGGTTGGCCTCAAGCTGCTGCGATCCCGCCAGCAGCTCGCCCGACAGCCGCTCCGCCAGGATCTCGCGCGCGCGCGCGTTCTTATCAATGGCCTGGGTCAGCGCCTCCACCCCGGCCTGCCGGCGCGCGTCAGCCTCCAGCCCTGCGGCGGCCGAGGTCTGATAGGCGTCGGCGGCTTCCATATTGCCGCGTAGATTGGCGTTCACGGCGGCGGTCTGATCCCGCACCACGGCCGCCAGCTCCGCCCGCGCGCGGGTTTCCGCGATGATCGCCGCGCGGCCCTTCTCGCTGGTCGGATCGTTGATGTCGCCACGCAGCGTGGTGTTGTCCTGAACCTCCAGCCGCGCCTGCATGACTGCGCGGTTGACCGGAGAGGAGCCGAGCACGCGCAGGCGGCGATCCAGCTCCTGTTTCTGCCGATCCAACTCCATTTCCTGTGCGGCGCGCTCGTAGGTCGATCCCATGCCAAGGGCGTTTCCGTCCTTGGATCCGCGCATGTCGATTCTGCTCTCAAGCCCGGCGTTGGGGTCCAGCCGCCGCATTTCCGATTGCAGGCGGCGCAAATCGATTTCCGCCTGCTGCCTGCGGCGATTGTAGTAATAGTCGCTTTCCCTGCCGAAGGCGGTCAGGTCGCGCGGCGCGGTTCCATCTGCGAATTGGTCGACCAGGGCCTGCTGATCCTTGATCCGCTTCGCCAAAGCGTCTTTCTGATTGGCTGGGCTGGACCCGCCCACAGCGTTCGCCATGAAGCCGACCGCGCCAGCCAGATTGGTGACGAGATTAATCACCGGCCTGCTGGCGGCGATCGCGTCGATGAAACCTGTCCAGGATCGGCCGAGGCTGAGCAAAGCCTTGTCCATCGAACTCAGGCTGTTCTCCGCCAGATCCTTGTACCGGGCGCCCAGCAGCTCGAAGGCTTTGGACACCGCGCCGGCCTGATCGCCCTGCTGGGCAAGGCTCTTGATCGCCTTCAGCTGCGCTGCGTCCAGCGCGTTGTTCGCCAGGGCGAAGCGCTCGATCGCCGGATAGCCCTGCGCGGCGATCTCCGCCAGGGCCTTGGCGGCGGAGGCTGCGTCGGTTCCCATGCCCACGGCGGCGTCCGGGGTCATCGCAGCGATCTGCGCCACTCGGCCGGAATCGAGGCCGGGCGTGCGCAGAATGCCGCTCACCGCCTCGCGCGCATCGGCCTTGGCGATGTTCGCGTCGCGCATGGCCTCCACCATGGCGTGAAGCTGCTGGGTCGTCAGATCCGCCTGCCGGCCGGTCGCCTGCAGCTCGCCCGCGAACACCCGCGTCTCCTTCGCCAGATCGCTGGCGCGGAACAGGGCGGATCCAAACACCACGGCCAGGCCGCCGATGCCGATGACGGCCGCCGTGATCGGGCTGGCCAGCGCCGCCAGCGCCGCCGCCATCAGCCCCGGCCCGCCGGCGGCCTTGCTGAAGGCCTGCGCCACTTGAGGCCCCTGCTGCATCAGGATGGTCAGGGGCGACGCGCCGGAACCCAGCGAAGCCGCCATGTCGCTGAGCGTGTATTGCAGGGTGAGGGCCTGGTTGCGCAGCGCGCCCATGCTTTGCCCGGCGGCCGCCGTCGCCTCCCGCGCCTGGCGCGCGGCGATCACCTGGGAGGCGAAGGCTTGCTTGGTCTGGTCGATCGCCGCGGCGGCTTCGGCGGCGGACAGCGCGCCGCCCTTCTGGGCCGTCTGGATCTCCCTCAGCGTCGCCAGATATTGCTGCTGGGCTGCGGCCAGCGGCACATATTTCGCCCGCAGCCGGTCGATCTCCCGCGCATAGGCGTCGATGTCGGCGGCGCGCTGCAGCGTGTCCGATCGGCCGGTCACGCCCGCCGCCTGCTCGATCGCGTCGCGCGCCCGCTTGAAGTTGAACAGGGCCTGAGTCGCGCGCTCGATCGCCTGGCCGGACCCGCCGAGGCCGTCGAAGCCCTGGCGGATGCGTTCCACAGCCGCCTGGAACAGGCGCGATCCGGCCTCTGCGGCCGTCGCGTCGATCCGGATGGAGGCGGTATAGACGCTCATTTTCTGCCTGTTTTCTCCGCTTTCTCGTCCTCGGCCTGGCGGCGGGCCTGATGCTCCAACCAGACCTGATCCATCTGCTGGATCAGATCCAGCCAGCCCTCCCGCAGCTCCAGATCCTCCAGCCCGATCACCGCGAAATAGGCGGCGACCGCCTCGATCTGGATCGCTCCCGCGCCCATGCCAGAGGGGCGGGAGCGGGAGAGGCGGTGGAAGGCGATCCAGACCGGGATCAGCCGGGGCTCCAGCTCCGGCGCCGGTTCGTCCGAAGCGCCGGGCGGGGCCAGGCCCCAGGCCGCCGGATCCTCCCCCTGTTCGATCAGCGCCCGCGCCGTCTGGTCATTCTCCTTGGCCGCCTCGATCGCCTCCGGACGGTTGAGGCTCCAGATCAGGCGGCGCTTGAGTTTCCCGCATCGGCTTCGATCTGCTCGGCGCGGAAGCCTTCCGCCGACATCGCCATGCCCACCAGCACGCTCCGGAAGTCCGGCAGATCGGTCAGCAGCGTGATCGCCGCCTCGACGCTATAAGGGATCAGGGCGCCGTCGCGGTCCTTGAGCCCGCCCCAATCGATCACCACAGCTTCCGCCATGGCTTTGATGGTGGTGCTTTCCGCGATGTCCGTCGGCAGCGGCCGGCCGCTCAAGGTGAGGGACCGGTAAGGCGCGCGGGCCTTCTCCTCCGCCTTCAGATGCTTCGGGTTGCCCCAGCGCGCGAGCACCACGAAGGCGCCGTCGCCCAGCTCGAAGCGAGCGCCCTCGGCTTCCTTGGTTTTGTCGGTCGCGAAGGATTTGTAGAGATCAAGGCCCATGGTCAGCTCCTGAATGCTGGTGTCGTTTAAGCCGCGTATTCGCTGAACCTATCGAAGCACAGCGACGTGCCGGTCAGAGGGTCCAGCAGGCCGGTGGCCTGGACGCTCATCTCCACGATCTGGCTCTGTCCGCCGGTCGGCGTGCTGGGCGGGCCGAACTTCAGGCGGGGCATCTGGTAGACGCCGCCGTTCAGCAGGCCGCTGATCGGGCTGGCGGAGAAGATCCGCCACCAGATCGAGCTGGGCAGGTTCTGCAGCGCGCGCTCGTAGAGGCTCTTGTCCTGGAACTTCACGCGGATATCGAGGGTGGGCACGAAGCGGCCGAGGATGATCTGGGCATAGCCGCCGTTCCCATGCTCGCTGACCCCGATCAGATTGTTCGTGGTGCGCAGCGACAGGCCGCGCGCCAGCATGCCGGCCGGCAGCGGCCCGTTGTTCTCCCAGAACCGCGCGACATTCGCCGAGGCGGTCAGCACGTCGCTGATCGGGGCCGCGACCGGCGCGCCCAGCGAAGTGGTGACGCCCGTGATCTCCGGCAGGCCCATCAGGCTGAAGCTGCCGGCCACCTTCTGCTCCGCCACGAACTCCTGGGTCATCTCGTTCACGACCAGGCCGGGGAAGCGGGAATACTGGAGGATGTCCAGCCAGGCTTTCTGGAAGAAGAAGCTGCGGCGGCTCTGCCCGGCGCGCAGGCGGTCGGGGAGATAGACAGTGATGGTGCGCCCGGCCCCGGTGTCCGCCGCCCAGCCCGGCGGAACCTGATCCAGCAGCAGTTGGTTCGGCGAGATCGCGCTGATCCGCACGAACCCGTTGCAGGCGGTCGTCACATAGCCTTCGCTCGCGATCGGCCCGCCGATCTTCAGGAACCCGCCGGGCGCCAGGCCCAGAGTGGTGAAGTCCAGCGCCGTGCTGGTCAGCCGGTTCGGGCCGACGCCGGCGACCAGATCGCCGGCCACGCCCTGGAACCCCACGACCTTGATCCGCGCGGTTCCAGGCGGGGCGGCTTCCGCCACGAAGCCGGCGGCGGCGCAGGTGATCGCGCCCGCCGCCACGGCCGTCACGCGCGGCCGCTGATTGTTCGCCGCCTGCCCGAAGCCCGTCATCCGGATCAGATGGCCCACGGCGACGGCGCTGATGTTCGGCAGATGCGGCCCGGCGCTGACCACAGCGGCGGTCGAGTCCACGGTGATCACATTGGTGGTGACGGCCACTTCGGTGATGATCGAGTCGGCGACGCCGTTGTTGAACCGGGTGTAGCTGTTGGTCCAGGGCGCGGCGAGCGCCGAGGACATCATGTCCGACAGGAAGGTGCCGTCCGTCGGATATTCCATCTCGAACCCGATCTGGCCCCCGCCGTTCTGCATCAGCCGGATCGAATCATCCAGCATGCGCGTGCTGTTGATCTGGTCGGATTGAGTGAGGTTGGCGGAGCTGACCAGGCTGTCGGAGGTGAAGGGGACCTCGCGCAGCGGGTTGGCCGCCGTCACCGTCGGCGCGACGCCGAAGGTCGGCTCGTCCAGATAGCTGTTTTGAACGCGGTTGGATTCGGCCATTGCGGCGCTCCCTTACGATTACGAGGTGACGAGCGCGCCTTCGCGGCGCCATGAGGTGTAGCTGTCCTGCCATTGCGCGACCCCGCCGGCGATGTCCGCCAGCTCGCCCGGCCCCAGCTGCAGCGGCTGCCATCCAGCAGGCGTCCAGCCCAGCAGGGCGGTCTTCACGGCCGCGCGCAGGGCCTGGATGTCGGCCAGGGCGGCGCGGCCGGTGGCGTCGGACAGGTTCTGCGCGAAGATCATCACGCCGATCGTGACGTCGACCTTCTGGCTGATCTCGCCGAAGGCGGCGATGTTCGGCTCCGGGTCCTCGCGCAGCGGGAACACATAGCAGGCCGGCTTCAGCACCGGCGGGCCGCTCAGGGCCGCCAGCTCCGCCAGCCCGTCGATCGCGCGGAACAGGGAGTTTGTGGCGGCGTGGCTCTTCAGCCGGGTTATGATCAGCTCGATCATGCGCCTGCCTCGGGCAGCGCCAGCGCTTCACGGATGCGCTTGTCGAGTTCCTCGGCAATGCGCGGCATGTCCTCGACCAGGCGCACGTCCAGATAAGGCCGCGCCGGGATGGTGATCTTGTGCGCGCCCACCTTCACGTCGCGCGCGAAGGTCGCGTCCTTCGCCTTGACGAACTTCATGCGCTTGAACTCGCCGGAGCGGACGCCGGCTTCCGACTGATAGATCGTCTGAGTGCGCGCGCCGCGCTTGATGACCGCGCCGAACTGGTGAACCCCGGCATAGGGCAGCGTCGAGCCCACCTCCAATGTCAGGCCCGTGACCTGCGCATTGATCGACAGCTTGAGCGCGCCACGTGCAACGAGAATGTTCTCGCTAAGCTTGCGCTGTTTCTTGCTCTCTACTGTGCGCGGCGACAGCGGCTTCCACTTCACCCCGCCGGGCGCCGTCTCCGTCTGAAATCGGTCGATGGTCGCCGACCGCAGCGCGCCGCCTATGCTTTCCAGCGCGGCCGGGATATCGACGCCGACATTGCCAGCACGGAAGAACGCGTTCGCGAGGCCGGCCGTGTCCATGGTGATCTTCAGATCCGACATCAGAAGCGCCCCATGAAGGAGGCGAGATTGTCGTCGCTGAAGATCGGGGCCTTGCCGCTCACCAGCACCGTGCCGCCCGTCGGCTGTTCGACGCCGGCCACGGTGAGCGTGACGCGGCCGGTGGAGATGTCCTTCAGCAGCGCCAGCGCCGCCGCCCTGCCGTCCTTCACGTCCTCGCGCGCGTTTGCGGATCCCACATAGCTATGCAGATAGAACCGGGCCAGATCGCAGGCCACCCCCTCCAGCAGCGGCGGCGTGGTCGCCAGCGGCAGGGCGTAGCGCGTGCGCAGATAGCCGTCGATCACGGCCTCCGCGTCGGCCAGCGCGCGCGTGACCGTCGTCGCGTTGATGGTGGTCGGCGGAACGTTCGACCGGTCGGTCAGCTGGATCAGCTCCAGACTGCCGAACCGGTCGATCAAGACCGCCTGGGTGGCGTAGGGCATGGTTAGGCGTCAGCCTTCGGCGTCTCAGCCTTCTTCTTGCCGCCCTTGTCTTTGGCGGCTTCCTCGGCCGCCTTCGCGGCGGCTTCGGCTTCCTCCGGGGTGAGCAAGGGAACCGGATCGACCGCGCCGCAGCGATCGGCCAGATCCTGGCTCAGCTCGACCTCATGGGGCCTGCCCTCGGCGTTGCCCTCCACGTCGTAGAGGGCGCCGTCATGCATCAACCTGGAAGTCACTTTGTATTTGGGCATCAGTCTTCTCCTGGGGTGGCCTAGGCCACCGCGTTCTGAATGAAGTAGCCGCATTCCGGGGCCGGGATGACCTCGGCCACGCTTTCGGCCACGCGCACCAGCTTGCTGCCGCGCGCCCCGTATTGCGGCTGATCGAGCGCCCCCGCGACCCGCTCCCCGAAGGGCACGGTCATTGCGAAGGTCGGCTCCAGATTGTCCGTGGCGGAGCTGACGGCCGGAGAGCGGTAGGTCAGGCAGATATGCCTGCCCCAGGTGCGCGTCAGGTTCGCCGCCTGGCCCTTGCGCGCGGAGTTCACGAAGGCTTCGCCCACGATGACTTCGTCCAGCTCGAACAGCGCGGCCACCTGCTGGCGCGTGACCACGCCGGTGTTCTGCGCCGAGGCGTTGACCGCCTGCGCGATCCTGGGATGCTGGCTCAGGATCGTCCAGGCCGGCCGGCCGATCGTCATGATGTTCGGACGGATGATGCAGGCGTCCAGCCCGGTCATGATCACGCTGATCGGGTTGGAGTTCGCGAAGTCGCTGAACTGCGACGTGCCCGCCAGGGTGATGCGCTGCGAGGCAGGGTAGGTCGTGAGCGTGGTGAACAGGTTCGCCACGCGCACTTCGCGGTCCAGCATGATCAGATTGGTGAGGCCGGCGACGGCGCGACGGACCGGATCTGCGCCGCGCACGCCGCGCTGGATCGACAGCTCGGCGTTCATCACGTCCACATTGGGAACCAGATCATCCAGCGCATAGTCCGGGATGATGAACGGGGTCTCCGTGCCGCTGAACTCCACGCGGGTCGGCAGGCTGCTGCGGCCCACCTGCGTGTTCGGAACCGTGAAGCCTTCGGCGAGGTTCCAGCGACCATATTTCGCTTCCTGCGACAGGACCGGCTGGACGCGCGGGCAGACCTGATCGGCGATCAGCCGCTGGTTCTGAAACACCATCGCGATGGCGGTCAGATCCTGTTGGACGGGAAAGGGTGCGGTTGCCATTGAACTTTCCTTCTAAAATCCAGGGTTAGCCCTGGAACGAGCCCTGGCTGAGCAGGATTTCCTGCACGTCGCCCAACACGCCGGAGACCAGCGCCAAGCCGATCACGCGGACGTTCGCGCCGACGGCGGCGGTGGCGGTGATCACGCGGCCGGAGGCGTCGGAGGTCAGCAGATCGCCGCGCGTGACCGCGCCGCCATACTCCGCCTCGACGATCCCCCTGACCGCGACGTCGCAGTCCGAATTGGCGGTGGTGGCGCCGCCCGGCTGCGCGCAGATCCCGAAATGCGCGTCGGTCGCCGCAGCCGATTGCGCGACCGTCAGGTCGCCCGACAGGCGCACGATGCGGAACTGCGCGATGGCGGCCGAGGCCGCCCGGTTGATGGTCAGAAATCGAGACATGCGCGCTCTCCTTAGCCGGCGGCGGTGAGCTGAGACACGGCGTCGACCTCGGAGAGCGTGCGCCCCTGGGCCTTGGCCTTGTTGATGAGATCGCGGGCCTGCTCCGCCAG